GTCCAGCTATAGCTGCTAGATCAGCATCATACGCTTGAACCTCTGTTCCCGGCCTTACTCCTAAAACAGCTCTAGCTGCCGCAGCGTCAGCAGCCGTGATTACAGAAATCATAGGAATAGACGTTACCCCAGTTCCTCCGCGAGCAACTGGAAGAGTACCACTTGTAATCTTAGCTGCTGAGTGATCTGTAGGAGTACGGTTATCTGTAAGACGAGAATCATTTCCCAGAATAGCGTTTGAAGCCCCTGTTCCCGTATCAACAAGAGCAGCAGTACCTAAGCCAAGAGTAGTTCGCTGTGCTGCTGCATCTGCATCATCTAGTAAAGCTTTACCTGCTGCTGTTAAAGTATACGTAGCAGCTGTACCAGATCCAGTAAACTGAATGCCTTTATCAGCTGCTGAAGTTAATCCGGCAAGCGCTAAAAGGTCGGCATCATAAGCTTGTACATTTGATCCAATAGCAACACCTAAAGCTGTTCTAGCAGCAGAGGCTGTTGTAGCTCCAGTGCCACCGTCAGCAATAGCCAATGTATTTGTTATAGAGCTGGCAGCTAAATCTACAGCTAATTTATTAGATTCAATTACAAGCCCACCATTGCTTTTTAAATCTGCTGATATTGTAGCTGAGTAATCCCCGCTTGTGGTATTTGACTCACTTCCTATAGTAATACCATTACCACCAGTAAGATCTACGCCAGTTATATCTCCGCCAGTTACACCAGAACTACCAGAAGGAGTATCTATCCATTCAAGGGTAGTTCCGTTAAATTTAAGTATTTTATCCGCAGCTTCTGGAAAAGCGGGAACATCCGATAAATCTACTATAGATAAGGATTGTTCTACAGAAGATCCTTCTACTTTAACAAGTCTTTCCTCTAATTCACCAACAGAGTTAAATACTTGATCGAAGCTATCATTTAAACCCTCAGAAGTAATTCTTGTTCCAGCAGCGTAGGTTCTTGCTTTTGAATCAATATCAGTAGCTCTTATAATCCTTACTTTAGTTAAATCAGCAAACTTAGGTCTTGTTAAAGAAGTATCACCTACAGTAAAAGTACCTAAGTTAACAGCCTTGTTTAAATCAATAGTACCTGTAGCATCATTAAATGTTACTAAATCAGTACCGCTTTCAGACAAAGGGATTAAATAAGGATCATACCACTTTGTATAAGTATAGTCGCTTACTGCTTGTCCGCCGCTGTAAGTTGTAAAATAACCTAGTATAATAAACTGAGAGCTTATTGATTTTGAAGTATCCCAGCTAAGACTAAGATTACTTAAGTTATACGACCCAACTCCTATATCTATTTGTCCGGTATCCCTGTTTGTGCTTGTTCTTTGAATAGGCATGATTATAAACTTTCCTCATAAACAGCTGAAATTTCTTCCCACTCTTTAGCAGCTGTTTTAGAAGAGCCATCTGTAGGAGTAAGACTAGATGTATTAGTATCTACTGAAGGATGAATACCAGAATCATCATCTTCATCATAAAAACCGCTTGAGTGAAGAGTGGCAAAATCTCCATATGCATCTTTAACTAAAGAATACCCATCTAAGAAAGCTACATCGTCATTATCAATAGGTAAAGTTCTAAGACTAGTCTTAGCTGCTTCATACTCATCAACGTATGTATCACTTCCGTCAGCATGGCTAGTAACGGGTCCTAAAATAACTAAAAACCGAAGTTCTCTAGTAGTAGCGCTTTTAATTTTATTAATAGCTGTTTGTAAATTAGTTTTATAAGTATCTATATTTGTACTATTTGCAAAATCGTTATGATGAAACTGAATTATTACTAAATCCGTAGGAAACATAGTATCTAACATAAACGAAATGTATTCATCTGATACATTAGAATTAAAGTTTCCCGTAGTTTTACCGCCGTAACCTAAATGCCCTAACCAAAGACCTGGGGTTGTTTCTAAAGAACGATAACCAATAACCTGAGCTCCAATAGTTTCGGTGTTATGGCTACCGCCATCAGACATTAAACCGACTTCATTAGTGTTATTAGTACTGCTACTAGAGTGAGCAGGGTTAGTTAATTCGATTCCCCCAAAATTGTCAGAAGAAGATGCTTTAAAGAAAGGACCATATTGGTCTGGAGTAACTGAGGATGTCCACGCTTCAGGATCAGGTCCTAAAGTAATTGTACTTTTCCATTTAGTACCGCTACCTCCTCTAGTATATTCATTACCGGCTTGCCAAAGTTTAAAACTAGTTATTGTATTATCTGATTGAGGAAGAACTATCGAGGCTTTATAACCATTAGGGAAAAAGTAGTTTTGGTTCCCTTCTGAGTTAAGATACATATTAGCATCAAAATCGCCGCCATATCCCATGCTAGCTCTTTGGAACCATCCTGTATAAAAATGATTGTTTTCGGCGATAGTATCATCAACCTGAAAAATTTTATTTCCACTAGGCCACTTAGTAAGATTGGTGCTATTTAGTACGGTAGATTCATTTCCTGCATAAGCAGACCCTGCTAGAGGAACCGACACTGGTCCTGTACTTGATCTATAGTTTTCATTAGTCCCTGCTACTAAAGCTCCTACCCAATTTTTAGGCCTCCAAGATCTGTGTCGACCTATTGGCATAAAACCGTAGGAAAACGAATCGCCAATAACCATTACATTGCCGCCTGCAACTAAAGTATCTGCAACTCTATTAAGGCCTACAGAGTAAGTACGAGAAAGAGCTACTATTTCAAATATACCTCTACCTTTAGCGATCATGTTTTCAATTGAAATAATAGCAGCTTCTTCGCCACCGCCACCAGCTTTAACGCAACCCATAAGAGCGCCTAAAGCGGCTGCTCTTGTAGGATATTTTCCTATAAATTTATTCTGATTAATTGTAAGGGAAAAGTAATGTTGATTTTTTTCTAGTATTTTAAAAGAACGGACAAAAGGAATATCACACGTCCCTAGATTCACTACTGTAGAATAATCTCTATCTACCGTATATCCGTTAATTGTGCTATCAATAGCCATAATATCTCCGTAAAAAGAAAACCCCCGACTTTCCCGAAGGAAAGCCGAGAGCTAAAAGAGAGAACACTAACGGACAAATCCCGAAGTTCTATTCGTAAACCTGCCCTTGAGTTCTATTTGTGCAATATTCATAGGATTGGGATAATCTGAAACAATAAAAATACCAGTCTCAGCCGCATATCCCATAATTTTTGTATACGTTTCCCCTTGCTTCTCATAGAAAGGTAGAGGAGCATCATCAGGATCTGCTACACCACAAACAGTAGTAGCGTCTAACTCAGAAGGACTAAATACAAGAGCCTCAGCTCTTCGTCCTCTTGTAGATTTTTCAATTCTGTAAGTACCTGTATTATGGTGCTGTAAATGTAAAGTCCTAAGAGACAACACTCCTTCAACAACATTGTTTCTTTCATCCCTAATATACTGGGGAGAAAGCTCAACTGTACTATTAAAAGAAGTTCCGAAAATAAACTTACGGTATTTACCAGAAGTAGTAAGATCTTCTGGTATAACAACCTGAACCTCACCATTAGCTATTGTAAGTGTATATTCAGAGAGGTTATAAACCTCACCTGCTCTAGATTCTCTAGAATCTCCAGTAGATATATACATAGTATCTGGGGCGGCGTTACCGTAAAACTTTACTTTTATAGTAGTATTACCGCCTGCGTATACAATAGACCCAGTAGCATGTGATCCACCGCCATCTGTCAAAGACTCATCAAAGGTAATCATATGATCTAATCTAGGAATTGCATTATTGTTCTCATAGAATTTTTGATAACCTAAGAAATATTTGTACTTATCTGTAGGCTGAGAAATGTCTTCTTGTCTACTAACAAAATAAATATCGTTGTCATAAGAAGTAACAGACATTAAATCTTCGTCGTAGATGTACCTAAAGAATGCGTTTTGAACAACGTCTGCTCCTTGGTATCTATTAGTATACATGTAAAGGAATTTTCGATTATCCTTATCAATCATACACAAAGAATCATATCCGGGAACAGCTGTTACATCTCCATAATTAGATGGAAGATAATTAGGACAGTTAAGACTAACCTCAATAGCTTGATTAACCGTAACAGTTGCATCATTAAAATAAATATAGGCTCTCTTAGGTGCAAAGAAATAAATTTGAGATCCTAACAAAACGGGATCTACTAAAGGAGACGTAGAATAAAAAGCCGTTGGGCTTACTTCAGCCGTAAACGGAGTAATATTATTTTCCGAACCCTTTAAACTAAACTGAATATCTGAACCCGTATTAATAAATAAACTAGACGCAAAAGGAGTCATTGACTCTACTTCCGCGTACTTGTTAGTCGATAAACGAACATCAATAGGATCTGTATCAGCTACAACTCCGGGATTCTCAGCCCATAAGTCAGAAAAATCTCCTGTACGAGAAGAAAATACTGTATCTCCGGCAGATAAAAACAAGCGATCTCTAAAGAATGCCATGCTTTTAATAGCCGTTTGTTTTCCGCTTTTAAAAGCCTCAGGTCCGGGGTTTGTGTTTAAGTTCCCAGATCTACGCTCTTCAAGAGCCATGTTTTCAACAACGAAGTTTTCGATATTGTTGCCGTCAAAAGGTGTTGTACTATCTAGCTTAATTATTTTTGGAAAACGGTCTGGATCAAAAACCGAATACTCTTCTGGTGTTCGTATAAGAAGAGAATAGGGTGTTTCTGATACACTTTTAATTATGTAGTAACCCGGAACCTCGCCCGCATAAGAGTTTTGGACGTAGTAGATTTTTCCTTTTCCGTCAGAAAGATCTGTGTAAAGTTCTTTTAAAGTGTTTCCTACACGGTCTTCCATAAAAGTAGGCGGTTGATTAAACCTTGTATAGATTGTTTCGCTGCCTTCCTTTTCAACGGACCCATCACTTTCAAGTGTAGCTTCGTTAGATCTAGGTGGAAAGTTAAACTCAGAAAAATCAGCTAGCTGGTTTCCTAAGTATCTTCGGGTAGAGTCTGGATATTGCCAGTCTTGTACTGGAATATATTTAGCCAAAGGTCCACCATCATCGTCTGACCTAAGACCAAAATAAGCCTCCGTACTAGCAGCTTCTGTAGCGTATGAAGGTAAAACCGAAGTACCAGACAAAACCCCATTAGAACTACCGTCTCGAAGGCACGTAAATACTAAGGTGTAACTAGATCCATAGGTATTGTTTGTTATATTATCTGAGTCAATATAATCACTTAAAGAAGTTGGAATAGTTAAGCCTAAGTTAATAGATCCCGCAAAATCATAGGATATATTAAAAGGAAACGAACGGACATCATCATCAGCCGTACCGTCAGCCGCATCGTAAGCAGACTCCATATCTATAAGAATGGTAGCCGGGGCTGTATAATCACCATCGGTTGTAAAAGTAGCTGTCCAAGGGGCCGATCCACTAAGAACCGCTCTACTTGGTTCGAGATCTGTTCCGTTTATAATAAAACGGTCTAAGGTTTTAAAAGCCTTTTGTTTATCCTGATCGCTAATTATAAACTTAACCGACTCTGCTCCAGACCCATTTTCATCTGCTTGTATTTCTGTAACGCCTATATCACGTAAAGACGTAGGTATATCAAGCTGAACAGATTTATAAGTATCAGCATCGTCAACAAGAGAACTAAATTTAAGATTACCTGAACCACTTGCGTTATTTAAAAGATAAGGACTTAAGTCAGTTCCCGAGGGAACCGAAACAAAAACCTGATCATTCTTTACATAGAATTTACCATCTACGTAAATACTAGCTTGTCCTTCAGTGTCTACTGGAGTAGTCGTAAAATATACAAGCTTTCTTCCTTTGGTATCTTCGACGTAGTGGGTTTTAGCTCCACCACCAGCAGCCGAACTTGTATACGTATGAAATTCACCATCTAAGCCTACAGTACACCAAGCAGTTTGGTTTTCTGTAACAGCAGTTCCGTGTCTAGTGCCACCGCCTAAATCTCCGCCTCCAACAGCATCCTCTTCGGTCTCAAGCCGAACTCCGGCTGAAACCTCTCCAGCTGTAAACGTTTTTAATTTACTTGAGTATCCGGCCTTAACATGCTTATTATTAAAAAGCATCTGAGGACCTAGTGTAATAGACGTTAAAGAGTCATCCGCTGTTAACGTAGTATCACCGTTTTTATAAGTGAAATAGTTAAACATAGCGTCCGTATCGTGTCCAGATAAATTACACGCAATAAAGCCGGTCTTAGTGACCTTAAAAATTTGCATGTAATTGGATCTCTCTGTTGAAGTAGGCGATCCTACGCTAGCAGCATCCTTGAAATTAATAGCTATCAAATATCTTTGATTTTCAGCTATCTGAAACCAAAAGAATTTATAGTCGGCTGACGTAGTTCTATCGTTTAGGCTTAAAGCCCCGAAGTTTCTAGGATCAGAAGTAGGGTTTCCGTCTACTAGTACATTATCAATAGTAGTCATAGCCGAGTCATTATAACGCCTAATAAAATTAGTACCTGCTCTTTTTTCTACAGATCTTTCTAAAGTGACTAAAATGTTATCTAGATTTTGAGCCTCGTTAATAGCTCTTTTAGGAGGAGCTTGTCTGCCAACGCCACCAGATAACGTAGGGATCGCAATTCTATTATCAGCGCTAGGATATCTAGCATTTTTATTTAAAGTTGGCATTTACATTCCCTTATTAATTAGTTTTCCAGTAGCGAAATCTATCTGGATCTTGTCTAATTTGCCTGTCCGAAGCTTTATGAGCAGCTGTATTTAAGTTCAGTATGTTATACGCTTTCTTTCTAGTATCAGCACCCTTAGATTTAGCACCGTAATAAAGCTCTAATTGCGCAAGATAATTATCTACTGCTGCGTCGCCTTGAGTAAGCATCTGATATTGCCTAGCTGCTTGCATCATAATATCTTTTTGAACAGATGTAATAAGATCATCCCAAGCTACGCTCAAAATAATCTCAGCTGTATAAGTATCGGCCTTAAAAACATCTGTGCTGTCTGTTAGGTTGTAGAAGTAGGGTGTTCCACTTTCCCATCCTCTGGTTACAACTCTAGCGTATGTAACATCTTTATGTGTAGCTGACACGAGACTTATCATATTAGCAGATAAAATATCAGAAGGTAGCTCAATACGTCCATCACTGGCAATAGTATAGTCCCTAATAGTAATATTATCTGCAAGACCTCTTGCCTGTGCGTCTGTTGTCTTCTGGTTTAAAATAGATTCTGCAATAGATGTATCTACTCCAGAGTTCCCAGACAAGTCGCTTACAGGCGTTTCTCCGGAGAACAGAAGCATTTCATTTATCGCTTGGAGTTTTGTATAAGCTCCCATAGATTTCTCCTATATATAGTAAAACAAAAAAAGCCGGTCCCTGAGGTTGCCCTCAGAGACCGGACGAATGTGTGGACTTAACGCCATTGAATACCACTGGCGAGACTGAATCACCCCCTTTTTACGGAGATAATTAAAACCATAAAGGTCCCTTTCAGTCTAATTTATCAGGATACGTTCTGGTATTCGACGGCCATGTCAAGAAGTTCACGAGCCTGAGCACGGGAATCATCAGTAGTGCTACCACTGGCAACAGCTCCCATATCAACGGTCGAAACAACCGAAGCGCATTCAGGTCGAAGAACACCAGTACCGCTCATCATCGAAGCAACGGTAAACTGAGTATTACGACGCACATCGTCTACGGTGTCAACCTTAAGACCAGTCTTCTCAATAGAAGCAACAGCACCAGATTGCCAAATAAGAGCGCCAACGCCTAAACCGTCATGCTCGTCGTTAACAGCAGTACCATAAGTGGTATCACTGTTGTCGTGCGGAGCGTTGGAGTAGTTAAGGTTATAACGAGTTTCGCCAATGTTATAACCAGACTTAGTAGCATCCATATCAGGGAAGTTGTTAGCCTTGATAATGCGGCAACCCATGTACTCAAGAGAGTCAGCAAGGCCCATCATACCATTGCTAAGACCAGCACCAAGACCGCCAGCTTCAGCTACGCCACCAAACAGGGGACGACCAGCGCCACCAGCTAAGTCGGCAGCAGTTCTAGCAACGCCAAGAGCACGAATGTCATGGAAAGCCTGAGGCTTAACTGCACAGTAAACTCCAGTAGTAGGAGCGTTAATTTCCTGAAGGTGAACCATAAACTCTTCAATACATTCAAGAAGAGCAAGAGCTGCGGCAGCTCGGTCAGAGTCGCTAGCAGAAGTCAAACCTAAGTTTGCTAAAGCAGCCTTGCTTACAGTGTTCTCAGTAGCAGAGCTTAACGCTCCACCAACATGGAACAGAGGAGAAAGCTGAAGGCTGTTACGCCACTTAGAATTGGTTGCACTAGCTGCAAGTCGAGGATCGTTAGCTACGAGATCTTCGCATCCAGCGCGGACAATGTAACCACCGATTTGAAGATCTCTTGCGTTAGCAAGGGTCTGACCAACCTGTCGGGCTAGCTCCGAACGGAACTCCCATTGGCTAATCATCATATCGATGTTATCGACTTCAAAGTGCGAGGCAATGGGACGAGCATCGAGCATGACTTTGATAGTCTTCGATACATGGTCGTCAACATTACCGGTTAACTCTTCACCAGCACCCCAAGCAGTCTTAAGTGCAGCGGTTCCGGTGATTGGGAATTCCATAGTAGTACCGCTAGAAATAGAACGGCTTTCTACTAAAGGCTTAAACATACGATACTGGTCATAAGCACGAATTACTTCGCCAGACCAAATAGGAAGCCAAAGCTTATCAGTACCAGCTGAACCGCCACTAGTCTGCGACTTGTCGGCTTTCGCATTAAGCCCGTACATTGTATTAGTTGCGTAATCAATATTACCAATTGCTGTCATTTTATTAATCCTTAATTAAGTGCGTTTTTAAGTTTGCAAGTATATTTAAAGAACGTTTTTTAAACTAATCACGGTTATCCTTGCGGGCCGCTGATTTAGATTGATTCACTATGTCCTTAGAGTAGCTAGGCAATCGTCGTCCAATCAGTTTGTCTCATACGGTCTTCAACAGCGTTACGTAAGTTTTTATCATGAGGGTTTTTCATAAGATCTTCATAAGCAGCGTAGTATTCTGCTTTAGTAGAATAACCAGCTATTGTTTCTCTACCAGACGGATTTTGTGCTGGTTTGGTTGCCGAGCGCATTTCCGTACTTTGTGGTTGATTAGCTACAGCTGCATCGTACATAGAAGCAAGTCCTCTTAACGTAACTTCACTTGCGTTACTGGCCAAGCCAGCATTAATGTGGGCTCTTTGAGTCTCATCTAAATTATGAGCAGCCCAACCAAAAATTTTAGATAATCTTTCCGAGCTGCCTACAATATCAGCAGCAACAGCGTATTGCTCTTTCATCTTAGCCTTTTGGCCTTCAACAACAGCGTCAATAACAACATCCTCAACTCCTCTGGAGTTTAAAGAAGCTCGCTGTTCTTCACTGAGCAAACCTGTTTTCATAATCTCAGCAGTCATTGAACTTAAATCTTCTTTTGTAATTCCGACATTAGCCGCTTCTTCAACAAGATTTTCAGTAGTTTCATCCACATCTGGGACGCGAAGTTCATCGACTACAGCATCAGGACCCTCAAGAGATTCGGTGTTAGAAGCTTCTTTAACAACGGGCTCTTCTTTTGGAGCATGGAATTGTTTCTCTAGTTCCATATAGGACTGAGCAAAAGCTTCCATGTTTACTGTACCATCTTCGTTCTTAAACTTATCAGGTACATTGCCTAACGCTACAGATCCTTCAGCAGCCATACGAGCATTATACTCATTAGTACCAGGTTCAGGAGCTGGAGGAGTAACAGGTGCTTCGGTTTCAGTAGATTCAATATTCTGTGTGTTCTCTTCATTCATTTCACTTTACCTTTTTCATAAAAGCGCGAATACCGGGAAGAAACTGAGTTTCATATTCGGTATTAATAATAGTAGTTCCGGGAGACGCAGGACTTCCTAAAGCAGTCTCTTGCATAATACTTAAAAGTCTAGTTTCAATATCAGAGCTATCGTCAAGAACAGCTGCATGATCGTTAATAACGTTGTTAGAATTACCTACAGTTTGAGTATTAGCTACAGTGCTTACTGCATCATCAATACTAGCTGACTTTGAAATATCAGGAGTTGCATCGTTTGGACCCGCAGCAGCTTCTAAGACTACACTTCCTTCTCCATCAGCATCTGCAAATGTTCCAGAGGCAGTAAAAGATCCTGCGTGGCCGTTAGCATGAGCAATAGCTGTAAGAAGTTCGTTACCAATAACTCTTTGCTTAGCTTCTGTAGCGTCTAAATCAACGCTAACAGCAATGCAAGTTCCTAAAGCTGCAATAGTGTCTCCTAAAGTAACATCACTACCGTCATTATCTACGACAGAAGCTGAGGTTAAGACATCACCTGTAGCAATATCTCCATCATCATTGCTGTTTGTTAAAACATAAGTTCTAACTGTGCCTTTTTTATCAGTAATAGTGTAGTAATCTTTAGGATCAAAGTTAGATGCTGTGGTATC